CGAAGTAGTGTACACTGGCCGCTCGCTTACAGAAAGGAGAATTTCAGTGCCAACCGTGTACGTCGTATCTGAGACAACAACGCACAACATTGCGTCCGCTCTTGACTACGGCAAGATCGAAACCATTCTGCCGCCCAACGCGCAGATTGCTTTTTCAGTTGTGCCAACAGTTCGGCGTATCCAACGCAAACTGGAGAAATTTACCGACGAGGACTTCTTGCTTCTCATCGGTGACCCGTCTGCAATAGGTATTACCTGTGCAGTAGCTGCGGCCCGTAACAACGGTCGCTTTAAGTGCCTGAAGTGGGACAAGCGCGAACGCCGCTACATTCCGCTTGAGGTTGATTTGTTCAAGAAAGGAGAAATGGATGACTCTTACGAGTTTATTTGAAAACGACGCTGATGCTCTGAAGGTCTCTGACGAGTCCGTCTCAGGCATCGCAGGCCTAGCCCGTCGCGCGAAACTTCTGGAAAAGGAAATTTCGGACTTAGCCGACTCCCTCAAGGAGAAGGAAGAGCAACACCGAAAGCTCACCGAGCAAGCCATTCCAGAGGCCATGGCCGAAGCAGGTATGCGTAAGTTCGTCATGGAAGATGGCTCGATGATCGACATCAAGCCCTTTTACGGTGCAAGCATCCCCAAGGCCCGTCAGGCCGAGGCGTATGAGTGGCTCCGGCAAAACGGTTTTGACGACATCATCAAGAACACCGTCAGCGTGCGCTTCGGGCGTAACGAAGACGAGCTGTGCCGTCGTCTGATTGAGCTTCTCAGTTCGCAAGGCTACCCGGCCGAGCAGACCGAGAAGATCGAACCCCAGACCCTCAAGGCCTGGGTCAAGGAAAGGGTCGAGAAGGGACAGCCCGTCGACTCTGAGCTTTTTGGCGTCTTCATCGGCCAAAAAGCAGTCATCAAAGCAGCGTAACTACTCACGAAAAAAGGATCATGGATCATGGCTAAGACTACTGAAATTGCGGAGCAAAAGGCCAATACCGCGTTGGCAATCATGAGCGACCTGGAACAGGACGCTGGGATGGGCTTTGAGAACATGAACCAGGAGGACTATGCACTGCCCTTCCTGCGTCTTCTCACGTCCACGAGCCCGGAAGTCGGCGAGATGGACGGCGCAATGCCCGGCATGGTGTTAAACACCGTCACGGGCGAACTGTACGATGGCAAGAAGGGCATCATGGTTGTCCCTTGCGCGTACATCCGCCAGTACATTGAATGGGCCCCTAGGGGCCAGGGCAGCGGCGCTCCGGTGCACGTCTATCCGGCTACGAGCGACATCTTGTCGCAGACGCATCGTGAGCCGGGCGACAACAAGGATTACCTTGACAACGGAAACTACATCGAGAACACCGCCAATCACTACGTGATGGTGATAGACGCGGATGGGGTCCCGAATCCGGCGCTGATCGTGATGAAGTCCACGCAGCTCAAGAAGAGCCGCAAGTGGAATTCGATGATGCAGTCGGTCAAGATGACCGGCAAAAACGGCCTGTTCACTCCCCCGATGTACAGCCAAGTCTATCGACTGACCACTGCGGCCGAGTCGAACGACAAGGGTAAGTGGTATGGTTGGGAGATTGAGCGCGTTGGTGCGGTAGAGTCCAACGATGTCTATCTGTCGTGCAAACAGTTCGCGCAATCTGTCGGCGCGGGCGACGTTAAGGTCAAGCACGAAGGTGCCGATGGCGCTGGTGCTGGCAACGGTTCCCAACCGTTCTGATCTTCGGGGCCGAAAGTGTGGGGAGACCAGATAGCTGAGTTCTGTCAGGTCGCTCCTTACAGGCAATATGCGGGTACCCCTGCCCACATGAGTAGGCCCCACCTCTTTTCTAGAAAGAAGAAATGACAGACATCGCGCGGTTTAAAGCAATATTCAGTGGCCTCGATATTGCCTACGGAACCTACAAGATCGAGGGGTCAAAGGAAAGCGGCAAGCAGGCAGGCAAGGCGGTTGTCGTCCGAAAACCGCCGACGGATGACCTGTGGGCGAAGCACTTGGAAGGCGTCGAACCCTCCCTGGGCATCATCCCCATCCGGGCAAACAACACCTGCATCTGGGGCTGCATCGACATTGACCAGTATCCGCTCGATCACGAGGGCCTGATCAAGAAAATCCGGGAGCTCGAACTCCCCCTCGTTGTGTGCCGCAGCAAGTCTGGCGGGGCGCATGTCTTTTTGTTTGTTCGCGAACCCATCCCCGCTGCAGAAATGCAGCGCTATCTGAAAGCTTGCGCAGCGGTCCTTGGCGAAGCGGGCCGGGAAATCTTCCCCAAGCAAGCAGAAATCCTCGTGGAACGCGGGGATACAGGCAACTTCCTGAACCTACCCTACTTCGGGGGCGATCAAACGATGCGCTATGCCGTCCTTGACAACGGCACTGCTGCAACCCTCGAAGAGTTCTACGCGCTGTACGAGCAGTTCGTTCAAGGGCCTGACCTCACGCCGCCCGAGGAGCCCAAAAAGCCCGACCATCCGATCAAGGACGGCCCGCCGTGCCTGCAGGCGATCTGCGCACAAGGCGTGCCTGAAGGAACACGGAACAACGCCCTGTTCAATATCGGCATCTACCTAAAGAAGTCGCGACCCTCCGAGTGGGACAACGCGCTGGCCGAGCACAACTTCAAGTACGTTGCGCCGCCGCTGCCCAACAACGAGCTGCAGATCATCATCAAGCAGCTCAACAAGAAAGACTACAAGTACAAGTGCAAGGACGCGCCCATCAACAGCTTTTGCAATAGCGGCCTTTGCAGAACACGCAAGTACGGGATCGGGGCAGACGGCCCTGACAGCCCGCAACTGTCCTCCCTGTCCAAGTACAACTCCGAACCGCCCCTGTGGTTCCTCGACATCAACGGCAAGCGCATCGAACTGGACACAGAGGGCCTGTTCAACCAGGCGGCCTTTCAGAAGGCCTGCATCGAAAAGATCAACGTGCTGCCGCCGACCTTGCGCAAGCAAGACTGGGAGCAGCTATTGAACGCGCTGCTGCACGAGATGGTCGAGAGCGAACAGATCACCGAGGCCTCCGAGGACACAAGCGTTACCGGCCGCTTCAATGACCTGCTCGAAGAGTTCGCCACGCACCTGCAACAAGCCATGGACCGCGATGAAATCCTCATGGGCCGCCCGTGGGTGAACGAGGAAGAGGCCAAGGTGTACTTCCGCATGAAGGACCTTGAGGCTCACCTTAATCGCAACAACTTCAAGGGCCTTAGCGCCCCCAAGATGGCCCAACGCATCCGCGACATGGGCGGTGAGCCGATCAGCTTGTTCCTAAAGAACCGCACCGTACGCTGCTGGCGTATGCCACGGTTCGAGAACCAAGACTCTCCGTTCGATACCCCCGAGCAAAAGAAAGCCAGGAGTCCCTTCTAATGTTGCGAATTGACGGACACGATAACGCCATCATCGGACCGGCCATGGTCTGGCGCGAGAACGGCCTGCAAGACGTCTTGGTCTATGACGGGGAGCAGATTCGCGAGAACCTCATGCGAGACGGCATGACCGCCGAGGAGGCCCGAGAGTACATCGAGTACAACATCGAGGGCGCTTACGTTGGGGAGAACACCCCGGTCGTTGTCTGGCCTGACGATAACTGGCAAACATCATGAACATCACCAAAGTGTTCGGGCCCCCAGGCACTGGCAAGACGACGTTTCTTCTGAACATCGTTGAGCTGGAGCTCGAAGGCGACGTCTCCTCTTCCAAGATCGGCTACTTCGCGTTCACCAAGAAGGCCGCAACTGAGGCCAAGGAACGCGCCATGCGCAAGTTCCCGCACCTGAACCCAGACGTGGACTTCCCCTGGTTCCGAACACTGCACAGTCTTGCCTACCGATGCCTTGGCATTGGTATCAAGGACATGATGTCGCCCGAGAACTACCATGAGTTCGCCAAGGAAGCAGGCATCGAGATCAGCGTAAACGCCTTTGAAGAAGAAGACTTCATGGTCAACGCGGATCACCCAATCCTGAACGAGATCAACATTGCACGGATCAAGGGCCTCGATCTGCGAGAGCACTACAACCGCTCCAAGATAGAGATCGAATGGCACTACTTTGAGTACATCGAACGCGCCTATCGCCACTATAAGGACTCCCACAACCTGCTGGACTTCACCGACCTGCTTGAGCAAATCATTCAAGACCCCGAGCGGCTGCCGCACCTGGAAGCTTTGATCATTGACGAGGCTCAAGACCTCTCACGCTTGCAATGGAGGCTGGTAGAGCAACTCGCGTTGCGATCCCAGCGCTGCTTTTTGGGAGGGGACGACGACCAAGCCGTCTATACATGGGCCGGAGCCGACGTAGATAGCTTCCTGAATTTCGAGGGAAGCATCAAAGTGCTCAACCAATCCTATCGCGTGCCTGCCAAGGTCCACGCCTTGGCCAATCGCGTTGTAAACCGCATCCGCAAACGCCAACCAAAGAGCTGGACCTCCCGCCAGGAACAAGGCGAAGTCCATTTCTACAACGACTGGCATCAAATCGACGTCAGCAAAGGCGACTGGTTGATACTGGCAGCCGCGAACTACATGCTGACCGACATGCACGACTGGCTCAGGAGCCAAGGGCTTTTGTTCGAGCGCCACGGACAACGGAGCATCCCCGAAGCAATCTTGATCGCCGTCCTGGGATGGGAACGCCTGCGCAAAGGCGCAGAAATCGACTTCCCGACGCTCAAAACGATTTATAAGTACCTGGACAGCGCCGCCGTCAAACACGGCCACAAGGGCCTTAAAACCGCGACCGCCGATGGCCTGTATTCCATGGAAACATTGAAGAAGAACTACGGCCTGCTGACCGACGCGATCTGGCACGAAGCCCTGACCAAGATCGCCGAGGACAAGCGCAACTACATCATCGCGCTGCTGCGTCGCGGAACACGGATCGCGGGCCGCGCACCCATCAAGCTGTCCACGATCCACGGCGCTAAGGGCGGGGAGGCCGACAACGTGCTGCTAATGACGGACCTCACGACCAAGTTTGCCAAGGAATACGAGAAGAACGCCGACGACATCAACCGATTGCTGTACGTGGGGATCACCCGCGCCAAGCAGTCCTTGCATATCGTGCTGCCCAAGAACGAGCAAAAGGGATTCCGATTGTGAAACGAGACTTAAAGAGCATGACGCTGTTCCCTCGCACGTCTGAGTGGGTCCCTCCGCAGTCCTTTCCTAACCTCTCACAGGCCACGGAGATTGCAATTGACCTTGAAACTTGCGATCCAAACATGGAAAGTATGGGCCCTGGATGGCCTCGTAAGGATGGTTACATTGTTGGTTACGCTATCGCTGTTGATGGCTGGTCTGGCTATTTTCCTGTTGCTCACGCTGGCGGCGGCAACTTGGACCGCCGTATTGTGGAGCGTTGGGTTACTGATGTTCTCGCGACTGAAGCAGACAAAATCTGCCACAACGCCGCCTACGATATCGGATGGCTGCGAGCCAGCGGATTCACCGTCAACGGCCGCATCATCGACACGATGGTGGCTGCGCCGCTGATTGACGAGAACCGTTTCAGCTACGCCCTAAACAGCTTGGGCTTCGACTACCTCAAGGAAGTCAAAAGCGAACAGGGCCTGAAAGAGGCCGCGCAAGACTTCGGCGTGCACGCCAAGAAGGAACTGTGGAAGCTGCCCGCCATGCACGTCGGGGCCTACGCCGAGCAAGACGCGGCCCTGACGCTCAAGCTATGGCATCACCTAAAGGCGCTGGTCAAACGCGACGAAGTAGAAAGCATCTTTGACCTCGAAACAGAACTGCTCCCCATCCTCATCGACGTCACCCTGCGCGGCATCCGCTTTGACCGCTCACGCTGCGAGTCGCTGCTCAAAGAGATGCGCACCAAGGAGACCGCGCTGCTGCGCACGCTCAAGGAACAGGCCGGGCGCACCGTCGACATCTGGGCCGCTGCCAGCATTGCCCAAGCCTTCGACAAACTAGGCATCCAATACCCGCGCACGGCTCAAGGCGCACCGAGCTTTACCAAGAGCTTCCTGGACACGCACGAGCATCCCATTGCCCGGATGATCGTCGAGGCCCGTGAACTGAACAAGACCCACGGCACGTTCTTGGAGCCCTACCTTCGCCATAGCCAGGCCGACGGCCGCGTGCACACGCACTTTAACCAACTGCGCAACGAAGATGGGGGGACCGTCAGCGGCCGCCTGTCCGCCGCCAACCCCAACCTGCAGCAAGTGCCCGCACGCCACGAGATCATCGGCCCGATGGTGCGCAGCCTGTTCCTGCCCGAGGAAGGCCAGCTCTGGGCCGCCAACGACTTCTCCTCCCAGGAGCCCCGCCTGCTGGTGCACTACGCCACGCTGCTCGATCTACCCGGCGCAGAGAAGATGGCGCAGGCCTACAGGGAAGACCCCGACACGGACTTCCACCAAATGGTTGCCGATATGGCCGGCATTAAACGCAAGGCTGCCAAGACCATCGGCTTAGGACTGATGTATGGCATGGGCAAACAAAAGCTTGCCAACAGTCTCGATCTGCCCCTAGACGAGGCCAGCGAACTGGTGGATACCTTCCATCAAAAAGTCCCGTTCCTCAAGGGCACGGTTAACGCAGTCATGAAACGCATCGAGCATCCCGCATCGGGCGGCGCGATCCGCACACTCCTTGGACGCAAGTGCCGCTTCCCGCTGTGGGAGCCCGTGGAATGGGGCGTGAACAAGGCGCTGCCACGCGAACAGGCCGTCATCGAATACGGACAACGGATCAAACGCGCCGGCACATACAAGGGCCTTAACCGCTTGATTCAAGGCTCGGCCGCCGATCAGACCAAGGCCGCTATGGTCGCGCTGCACAAGGCCGGCTTTACGTTGCTGCTGCAGGTGCACGATGAGATCGCGCTGTCAGTCAACAACCGAGAAGAAGCGGTTGAAGCATCACGGATCATGGCCCAGGCCGTGAACCTCGAAGTGCCTAGCCGCGTGGACGTCGAGCTCGGCCCATCGTGGGGACAAGCCGCATAGCACTTGTCAAAACAGTTTTTTTTGTCATACACTCTGCTACCAAGAAAGGAGAAATGCATTGGAAGAGGAAAAGCCCAAGTATTCCAACGCACGCAAGCGCGCTATCACGCGTCTGCCGCTTGAGAAATACGTTCGCCAAACTCCGCGCGACAGGCTCAAGGCCAACGGTCTTACGGTTGGTAACGCCACAAGCAGCGCGGAAAGAGCGGCGGCCGAAGCCGCTAAACCCAAGAAGAAGAAAAAACGCGGCCGGCCCAAGAAGCCCGGACCTAAGCCCAGGTATCGGGACAACCCGACGCGCCTGTCGCCTGCCTATCGCCAAGGCCCACGCTGGCACAGCATCACCATCCCCGAAGAAGCCTACGCCATGCTGCGAGAGATGTCGAAGTTCTACAAGACATCCATGGCCCAAACCGTCGCGGCAATCATCAAGCCCGCGTTTGAGCAGGCCTATCAGGAATCCCTGACTCTCGCGCGTATCGAAGCAACCAAGGAGAAGGCCCGTGCCACTCAAGAAACATCAGACGACAGCGAACCTGGACGTCGAACTCACTTTTGAGGTGCTCCCCGCACTCGAAGTGAACGACTACGTGCTGCCGCCGATGCTCAATATCGTCAAGGTCATGACCACCATTGTCGGGCCTAACGGTAAACCCCGCGTCATCGACATCACCAATACCTTCAGCGAACAAGAGCTGATGCTTTGGGAAGACGAGATCATCGACACACTAGGAGAAGCCCCATGAAAGTACGCAAAACCCGTAAGCCCCGTGCTACAAAGAAGACTGCCGAACCACGGACCGCGAAGCCCGCACCAACAGAAGTCGAACAGGTGCTGCATCGCCGCGCGGATCGTTACGGCAAGTTCGATAACCTGTCCAAGATCGCGCAGATGCTCAAAGACGTCATGCGCTCCGAGGAGGGTTGGGATCGTCTGACCTACCCGCAACGCGAGGCCTTGGACATGATCGCGCACAAGATCAGCCGGATGCTCAACGGCGACCCTACCTATGAGGACAGCGTAGTAGACATCCTCGGGTACGCCGATCTCATGCTGCGCTGCATGCGGGGTAAAGATGTCCTCTAAAGGGACGCCACCTACCAACAAAGGTAAACGCGTGATCAAGATCAACGCCATTACGCAGGCCCGATTGATCGAGGCCATGCTTGACGGCACAATGAGCATCGACGAATTGGCCGAGCATACGGGCCTACACCCGGTGACCGTGCAGCGCTACACCCGAGAGCTTTACCGGGCCGGCGCGGCACATATCTGCCAATGGGAAAAAGATGTCCGTGGACGCGACGCCATCCGCATCTACAAGCTTGGACGCGGCCGCGACGCTAAACGGGAAAAACTGACCGCTGCCCAGCGCCAGGCACGGTCACGGGAGAAACGCCGGGCGATTGAGTTTGCAACCATCTGGAGATAGCCATGAAAAAATTTCTTATCGGACTCGGATTGGCTGCCGTTGTGACGGCCGCCTGGGCTTCGTGCACCACCCATACGTATTTCCTGAACGGGCGGACGGTCATCTGTACGACCTGCTGCTACGGCAATAGCTGCAGCACTAACTGCTATTGACAGGATCGTCCCATGCGAGAGATTCAGCGCAGGGTGTATCACCGCCTGTCAGAGCTCAAAACCCCACAATCGGTCGCCATGCTGGCAGGCTATTTTTTCCTGTCCCGCAGCGCCATTTACAACGCCCTAATCGACCTCGAGGAAATGAACTGCGTTGAACATCTCGGGCACGGAAAGGGCTGGAGAGCTATACGATGAAGCAACCCATGCACCCGTCAGGCATGCCACTTAGCACCTGGAACTGGCCGTTTAAGAACGCTAAGGAGCTTAAACAGGCCGCTGATTGGTTCAAGAAGCAGGAGCGCGAAAAACGACTCCAGCAACCGGAAGCACTGGTATGACCGCCCCCGACAACACCGAAAAAGAATGCTGCGCTAACTGCGCCTTCGGCAGCGGCCGCGCCAAGCATTGGGACATCATCATCGTTCGCTGCCTGCTGGACAGCGCCGGAAAACGCCATGACTACGTCTGCGACGACTGGTCACCCAAAGAAAGCCCCACCCCACTATGACTACCAACGACCCCTCAGAAACCCTCTTGGAAGAGCTTATCGACGTCCTGGATAGGTACAACGACGATTCCTTGACCTCCTCTCAGATCATCACCGTCATCGGGATGCTCGAAGTGGTCAAGAACGAACTGTTCGATACCCTCTCCCGCAAAAACCTGGAGAACGAAACATGATGAACGACTCAAACTGGACGGGCCGCGCGCCACGGACCATGGAACAAGCCTTCGGGCCCTATGCCCGCGCGACGCGCAA